TGTTGTCAAGGCTAAGTGCGATCGTTGCGGCTACAAGCACAAGAATAAGACTCAATGTTCTCATCCTTGTAGGATTTGCCAACAAATACATGGCAACAAAGTGATTCTTGCCAAGGGTAAAGAGCTAAAATGCAACCTGGCAAAGAACAATCCCCCGCAAAAGCATGAGTCTAACCAACTCGGTAACAGCTTACCAGTTACCAACGTTGCTATGAACGTACCGGATAAGTACAAAGATATGTCCAATGTTGCTGCCAAGGACATTGCTCTTCACGGTCAGAGTCGAGGCCAGCCGTGGCCTCAGGTGACCGATCAGAAATTCGAAAGTTTTCTGAGAATTGTGTCTAAATTCAAGAATAACGACGCCGTTGCGTTGGCTCGCGAGTCGGGTCTTAAAAACCCGTTAAATAATAATCGTATAACAGCCGACGTCGTAAACGAGAACTTGAAATTGTACGCCGACATTCATCCGCCCGAGGTTATTTTGGCCATGCTGTGCATCAAAGATGACACAGACAACATTGCCACAGAAGAAAACATGAAGTTATTCTATCTGGTTCTTGAAGAACAACCGAGATGGTGGGAGTTCAAAAAACGAATTTTACTCCGACTACACAAAGAGAGCATAAAACGCTATCGAGACAACGGTTTCGTGAGCCCATTGACCACGACCCGTATATCGCCTGAGGAGGTGCGCGAGTGCCTACAGGGTCGAGAAGATCCCGGTGAATGCATTATGCTCCTACGAGATCGCACAAAAAGGCACGCCATGCGAGTGTGCGGCCTTACTGACGCGGACATCAACGCGATTCAGTTAGAACTCGTCGATCAGGATTTTTCTAAGCGCGCCCCGAGCCTGGGCGCTCCCGAAATGGAGGCTCGCACTGGAGCAACCCGCATCCCTGCCACTAAAGTCCATCAACTAAAGTTGTGGGGTATTCTGCCACAGAAGTATGCAAATACTGCGGTTTCTAGTGCCAATCTTGCATCAGCTCGTATTTCTTGGGCTATCCCTTTGAAAATCCAAGGACGAGCGGGGTGGCTGATCAATCAGCATTCCCTTGCAGATGCATATATTTTGCAAAATTCAGCGAATTCCGCACGCGTAACGCTACGCAACCCTGATGGCCAGTTCCCAGTTGTATCCGGCTTTCAGCAAATCCCAGTCCCTAATTCAGAGTTGGTCTGGGTGGGGGGTTCATTCCTCTCAAATGACGTTTACTCAGAAGATAGTTGGTTGCGTTTGGAAATGCTAGCTCAAACTATCGACAAAGGAGAGCAATGCTTCCTTTACGCTGATCGCGTGTTGTGTCCGAATGGCACTGTCCAAGACACCATTCGAGAGTCACATTACAACCGCGACACTAACAACCAAGCTGTCTACGAATTCACCACCACATTGTACACGACAAGTGGTGATTGTGGTTCTCTTGTCATTTCATCCAAGACCGGGAAGATTCTCGGCATTCACTATCAGGCAG